ATGTCTCAACTCTATGATATTACCATTGTGGGTGGTGGTCCTGTCGGGCTTTTTGCAGCCTTTTATGCCCACCTACGCCAAGCCAAGGTTCAAATCATCGACTCTCTTCCCCAGCTAGGTGGACAACCTGCTATTCTCTACCCTGAAAAGGAAATCCTAGACGTACCAGGCTTCCCAAACCTGACTGGAGAAGAGTTGACTAACCGCTTGATTGAACAGCTAAATGGATTTGATACCCCTATTCATCTCAATGAAACGGTTCTTGAGATTGACAAACAAGAAGAAGAATTTGCCATCACAACTTCTAAAGGAAGTCACCTGACTAAAACAGTTATCATCGCTATGGGGGGCGGTGCCTTCAAACCACGTCCGCTGGAACTTGAAGGGGTTGAGGGCTATGAAAATATCCACTACCACGTTTCTAACATTCAGCAATACGCTGGTAAGAAAGTGACGATTCTTGGTGGGGGAGATTCGGCTGTGGATTGGACTTTGGCTTTTGAAAAAATCGCACCAACTACCCTTGTTCACCGCAGAGATAATTTCCGTGCCTTGGAACACAGTGTTCAAGCCTTGCAAGAATCATCTGTAACCATCAAGACACCATTCACCCCTAGCCAACTCCTTGGAGATGGAAAAACGCTTGATAAACTTGAAATCACAAAAGTCAAATCTGATGAAACTGAAACCATTGACCTAGACCACCTCTTTGTCAACTATGGTTTCAAATCTTCTGTCGGTAACCTTAAAAACTGGGGGCTCGACCTCAACCGTCACAAGATTATCGTCAACAGCAAACAGGAATCCAGCCAAGCAGGTATCTATGCTATCGGTGACTGCTGCTACTATGACGGAAAAATTGATCTGATTGCGACAGGCCTCGGAGAAGCTCCAACTGCTGTCAACAACGCTATCAACTACATTGACCCTGAACAAAAAGTACAACCAAAACACTCTACCAGTTTATAAAAAAGAACCACGAGTCACATAGGATTCGTGGTTTTATAATTCATCCGCATTTAAAAATACCTTTACATCGTTTTACTATATCTTACAATACCTTTTAAAACAGCTATATTTTGAGCTTTTAAATAAATGTTTTTACATCATTTTACAGAGATTTACGACACTTTTGCCCCTTTTTTGCCCCTTTTGAACAAACAAAAAAACCGCAAGCCTGAGCCTGCGGTGAAAGAACAATTTAGAAAGTTTCCTTTCTATTTATTTAACTGTAATCAAGCCATCTGGCTCTACTGTGAAGTCTGGCTTATCTGCCAGTGTTCCGTTTGGTTTGAGGTAGTACCAACCTGTTCCGTCCGCTGACTGGATAAAGGCATTTGATACCATGGCGCCTTCTTTAGCGTCTAAGTAGTACCATGTGTCCTTGTACTTGACCCAGCCTGTCTTCATGGCACCTTCTACATCAAAATAGTACCACTTCTCAGCGATTTTCTTCCAGCCTGTAGCCATTTCGCCTGAGTTGTCGAACCAGTACCAGTTGCCGTCTGTGTGCTTCTTCCAGCGGTCTGCAAGCATATAGCCTGAGCCATCGAAATAATACCAGGTACCGTTGATTTTCTCAAACTTATCTTTTGGATAAGAGCCGTCTGAGTGTACGTACCAGTAGCCAGTGCTATTTTTCTGCCAGCCTGTTGCAGCGCTCAAGCCGTTTTCGATGTCTTGCTTAAACTGTTCACGGCTAATGCCCCAACTTGCAAGATATGGATATGGATCCACATGGTCTGAGTGGTTGTTTGGTTGGTTATTGGTACAGTATTCATGCGTCTTGATACCTGCCAAGTCGTCTGTATCAAGAGTCTTCGGCAAGCCTGCTTCGTCCGCTAGATTGCGTAGCAATTCGATATAGAGGCGATAGTCAGCCATAAACTCTTCCTTAGTTGAATGGCTTTCAATCAGTTCAACCGCTGCGTAACTCTCAGCATTCCAACCGCCCCCAACATCCCAACTTCCGTTGTTCACAGGACCTACTTGCATGACACGGCCATTTCCGACAACATGTGAAAAGAACCCTAGTTCAGGGTCCTTTCTATAGTGGTAATCAGCCTCATTTTGAGCTGTTGAGTTACGGTTGCCTGTTGAGTGAGCGTGTACTTGTCGATAAGGCTGCACCCCAACCTGTGGCAAGCCTGTACGTAGTCTGTTTCTATCGATATCCATTCCCTATCGTCCTTTCCATGCGTCATTCATCTGCTTCACTGCTGACTCTACGAAGGTGTCTAAGTCCTTGTCCGTCATACTGATATTATATTTGGTCAGCTCTGCACGAATTTTAGCGCGAGCCTGTGCCAGTTTTTCATCTCCCTTGTAGCCAGTTTCAGCAGCTACCTGCTCCACGGCATTTACTGCATTTTTGGCCAAGATTTCAACGATTTTGATGGTCTTTTCTCCACCTTTTTGAACCAGGTAGTCCTTGACTGCCTTGACTGCGATACCAGCCAAAATAACAAGGATGCTGATTGCTCCATTAGTAATGATTTCAGTAATTTGTTGCATTTGTTATTCTCCTTTTTTCGTGTCATCATCTTTTTCAAGTAATCGCTGAAATACTTTTACAATCGGCTGAAAAAGAGTAACATTTCCTTTTAATTTGCGGTAATTTTCAATGAGAGATTGAAAAGTAAATGCGATGTACCCGAGATAGATTGAGTACAAGAATGCAAAACCTGTCTTTTCAGGCAACAAAACGGACGTCGGAATGAGGATCATCAGTAAGAGAACCCCTGAAATCTTACGAAATAGCCCATTGATGCCGATTTTGCTCTTGTACTCGATGTCAGGATTGACAATCGCCGCAATCGTCCCTGTCACAAAATCAATGATTTCCATTGAGACAATCAATGCCAGAGCGTACAAGACCAGACCATCTTCAGTCTGGACGACGCTTCGGAAAAAATTGAAAAATTCAATTTGCATAAACATCTCCTATTCTTTAGGTTCTACCGTTGGATCCGTCCAGTCAGGATTGCCCTCTGCATCAAATTTCATGATATAGAATTCCTGATTCAACAGAATGGCTACGTTGATTGTTGCGATTGTACCACCCCACTGGTTGAACGCCCAAACGGTTTCAACATCCTTGAATTGGCGACGGCCATTTACGAACACAGGACGTTTTTGAACATCACGATACATATAGAAGTCATCGTTTACATTCTTGCAACGAATGAACTCTCCACTTTCTTTCATGTAGCGCAAAGCACTCGCAAGATCAAATGGTTCTGTGATTTTTGTAAGGTCTAGCAAGTTATCTGTGTTTTGAATTGTTTTTGCCATGTCTATTCTCCTTTGTCTGCTGGTTTAGTTTGTTCATCAAGCAGAGCTTCCAGCTCATCCACTCATGCTTGAAGTCTTTGATTCTCTTCCCTTTGCTCATCCAACTGAATACTCAAGACATTACTTGTAATCATCGAATTTGTTGAAGTTGTTGACATTTCACTAATTGTCATTTGTAAGGCTTGGTTAAGCTGTTCTGCGTTCATTTTCTAAGTTCTCCAATCTGTGTGTTCATTTTCTATTTTCAAGAGCAAGCTCCTGAATTGCTTTAAGTGCGATATTGGTCAACATGTTGTTATTCATGCTATTGTTTTCTCCATTTTTTCTATTTTTTGATTTAATTCTTGAATGGCCTTGATTAAGTAAGGAACTAAAGCGGTATAGTCTATATGTAGATAGCCATCTGGATTCTCAGGATCTCGTGAGACAATTCTTGGAACGATGGTTTCAACCTCTTGAGCTATTAGACCAATCTCCTCATGTTTCTTACTTTCGATGAAATCAAATGCAACCATTCTTAATCTGTTGATTTTGTCCAAGGCTTTCACAGCTGTATCTGTGATGTTCTCTTTTAGGCGTCTGTCTGATTTTTGTTCCATCCAATACTTCACGCTACCACTACCGACCTGATTCCACCAAACAACCGCATTCCTTCCGCCTTTGGGATTCCAACCATCACCAAAGACGTCTTTACTTCCAAGTTCGATACCATTTGAAAACACAGGAGAACGAGAAAAAGTAGTATTCCCATAAAAGTTTGCTCTCGATGAATTCGAAAAGTCAACCTTCCCGTGGAAATCTGCTCCGTTTCGGCAATACATATTTCCTGATGTTGTTACATACCAAGCATTGGGGCCAGGAGAGTTCCAACTGTAACCCCAGTTCGCCCAAAATGCGGTATTTTCGCCATTATAGCCTCCTCCTTCACCATTCCCCATGCCAACTGAGAATTGGTTGATACCAGAAATCCAGCGACCTCTTCCTTGAGCAAAACGCCCAATAGTGAATCCACCGATTCGTCCTTGATAGGCTTCTAGGAAGGTTGAACTAGAAATGACGGACTCAACCTTAGTAGAGAAGATACGTTTAGATGTCAGTTGGTCAATAAAAGCGTCATTTGCAGTCATTTTCCTAATAAACGCAGCATCAAATCTCACTTTCTCGGCCGTGACCGCTTCAGCGGCTAATATCGTAGTCGTGACCGAACCAGCTTCAAAATTGCCCGTTTTGAGCTTATCAACCATGGCAGACTTGATGACTGCTCTGTCAATCAGGGTCTCGCCAGTGATGTGGGTCAATTTCCCAACGAAGCGGTTATGTCCATTGGCGCCTAGATTAATGCCCGAAATCAAATCACCTGCACTGTTGATGTTTTGAACCGACCAGGAACCTGCCAGCTGCCTCTGAACGGTTTTCAGATGGTCGTTTTTCGATACTTCAACCTGAAAGAGCTGATGGGTCATAGCCATTCTTGCAATCGTATTTGCAATCCCGTTTTTACTATTACCCAGAATCCGCTCGTAAAGTTTACTGGTTTCCTTAACACGCTGGAAGTCAGTAGTCTCTACTTTTCGCGCTAGTTGATTGGTCACATTCGCAAATTGACTATCAGCATTCGCTTTGTTTGTAGCGACCTGAGTCTTTAAATTTGAAATCTGATTATCTGTGCCTTGTTTATTACTGTTTATCCGATTTGAAAGATTTGAAATCTGAGTAGTGGTTCCTTGCTCACTGCTTGTAAGTCTATTTGATAGACCACTGATTTGACCGCCCACATCTTGCTTATAAGTCGTTATCTGACTTGAAATATCCGTGAACTTACCATCTACAGATTGACGATAGCTAGCGATTTGACTAGCGATGTCTTTATTCGCACTAGTTTTAACAGCTTCAAGCCTCTGATTGATACCCTTAACATCTTCTTGATAAGTAGCCTTACCAACGAAATCACGATTGACCAGCTCACGGACTGCTGTCGCTTGTCTCGCGCTCTCCTCACGAGTATATCGCTGTAGGGCTTCCTGTCGCTGACCATCTTGATTAACGTAACGCTCAACTGCTGACATCTTAGCAGATAGGCCATCAGCTGTTTTCTGAAATTCTGTTTTTGCTAGAGTGATTTCACTTTTAGCTCCAGAAATCAAATTATTCGTATCAGTTTTAAGTTTAGCAAATGTCTCTGTCAGACCAGCCACATCTTGTCTAACTTCAGATTTCGTCGCAAATCCGTCCATCTGGCCAGTCATGCGACTAAGGACCTCTGTGGTCGTTCTGCGGTACTCTGAAGCTTGATTGACCTCACTTGTGACCGTCTGTTTCAGAGCGTCCAAGTCACCTGACAGAGCCGTTTGTGCGCTCGTAGTCTGCGACTTAAACGCTTCAAGTCTAGCGACAGAATCCAGTCCAATCCGCTTAGCTTCCTGTGCAAGCAGGGTACTTGCGCCAGCATTTCGCAAAGCTTCCTCAGCCTTGCGCTTAGTTTCTTTCAATGGCCCGTTGTCAAAGCTATTAAAGCGCTGATTGATAGTGTCAGACAGTTCTCTCTTGACTTCTTCAGCTCTGGCTTTGCCAAGTTCGATGGCATCCGTGATAGCTTTCTCACGCTTGTCAAATTCAGCGTCAAAGGCTGCGTCTGCTGCTTCTATCTGCGCTTGGATTTTGGCTTCAATGCCATCTTGTTGCTTAATCTGCTTGGTAATCGTACCCTCGTAAGAATACTGCGTATCATTTCCAGCTTTACTATCTGCGCTGATACGACCTCTTAGACCACCTTTGAAAGTAAAGCTCTGACTTAAGACAGGAACTTTAAAGTTTTCTTTCTTGTTGGTCTGAATGGTTACCCACTGCCCAACCTCAAGTAACAAATGCCCTTGGTAGTTGAGATTATACGGATAGTAAGTCAGGTTTTTCAGCTTGTAATACAGGTCATTTAAAGCGCTCTGGGTCATGAAGACATTGTCTAGTTCCAAAGACCGGCCTGTCTTCATACCGACCGTCAGAGACTTCTTGTCCGTCTTACAAGTGATACCAGCTATCTGATACTCAATCTCACTCTTGGTCAAGCCATGCAAGAAGTAACTGTCAGCGTTGATCGTGATATTGGACTCAGTCAAATCACGGATTTCCATCTTGCCTTCTCTGTTGAAGAAACAAGACATCCCAATCATCTGAGTCATAGCGCTCAGCATATCCCTAAAGGAAAATTTCTTACCTTCAGGAACTTGCTCAATATGATAACGCATCGCGCTGATTCCGAAATAGTCATTCGCTAACTCAATGCCTGTTTTCAGGCAGATTTCCTGAATAACCTCTCGTACTTCAGCTGGGAAATGCAAGTCCGTCACGTACTCACGATTGAGCTTAAACATACCGTCCATAAGTTCAAGCGTGGTAGTGTTTCGGTTTCGGTCAATCTCAATATCGTTGATGAAGTATTCCCCCATCTTGACCCACTGGTAGGTATCCCCAACCAGTAGACCAATCTCAGGGTGCAGGGTATCCAGCTTATTGAACGTGGTAATGATACTGGTAAAGGTAATTTTACCGCTACCAGCGCAGGTTCCACCAGGCTTATAAGTATCGCCCTTGATGTAGCCATACTCAAAACTAGCCTCTTTGATATCCCGTGAAGCATATTCACCAACACGAATAGCCAGCGTCCTTTCCTTTGCAAACATGGCTCTGTCAAATTGTCGTCTAGTTAAAGCGTCCATTTTCTTACCTCTCTACCAGATTAAATTTAGCGCCAGACCAAGGTTTAAACTTCTCAGTAAAGGTATAGCTAGGAGCTGTCCTATCACCGACATAGAAAGTCTTTGTGACTTGGCCATCCATGGGGTCTGGATAAGACACCTCAAAAAATTCAGATGATACAGCATGTAAAAGCTGACTTATTTCTCCCTGAGTCATCATACCCCATTCACAGTCTAGTTTGCGTTTGGTCGTGATACGGTCACGCACCATGTCGCCATTGGCATTACGCCCTGTCTCTCCATCGATATCTTGAATACCGACTTGAAAAGATTTGGGAGGCTTCACAGCCACCCCATTGATTGTCAATTGTGCCATTTAACCTCCTAAATCTTGAGCAAGGTTTGACCTGCTCGTTCATGTTCCTTGTTGATTTCTTGGATAGCTACCCGTCCGAACTCATGGCCTGCGATTTGGATAACGATGTCGCCAGCCGGTAATGAATAACCTGTAGGTACATTATTAGCAGGCATTCTTTCAGCCAGTTTTTGAGCCAAGATAGAAATCCATCCTGTATTCCGTTCAAGAGGCATTACCGCTTCTTGACCAGCTTCTCCGACCCCAATGATGCTAGGAGAGTTGAATACACCGCCTCGTGCATACCAATCTACAGAGAATGATGGAATTCTAGGAGGCATCAAGCTGAAGCTACCAGATATATTAAAGTGAGGGAGTTTGATTTTTGGTAAGCTCCAATCAAAGTTAAAGAAGCTTTTTAGTTTATCGATACCACTTTTAACGATGTTTTTAGCATTATCCATTGCATCATTAAACAGATTCTTGAACCAGTTGGGGATTTCTTTCAAGGCATCTTGCATATCTTTCCATCTATCACCAAACCAAGAACCGATTTTTTGGAAAGGATTCTGAGTTTTCTTTTTTGCACTCTCAAATTTCTCTCCAAACCATGTATCAGCTTCTTTTACTCCATCTTTGATATCTTTCCATCTATCACCAAACCAAGAGCCAACTTTTTCAAAAGCTGAGTTCACTTTACCCCTACCGGACTTGAATTTATCACCTAACCAAGTGTTTGCTTCGGCAAGCGCATCTTTAGATTCGTTCCAACGGTCACCAAACCAAGAGCCCAACTTGCTAAATGTATTGCTTATTGCATCCCAGCCTTGCTTGAATTTATCACCTAACCATTGACCTATCGGCTCAAAGATTTCTTGTAGTTTCGTCCATAGACCGCTGAAAAATTCGCCAATCGATTGACAAATACCACTGATAAAATCACATAGTCCTTGCCATGCAGTTTTAGCAAACTCAACAACAGTGTCCCAGTTTTGATAGAGCAAAACACCGATAGCAATCAAAGCTGCGATTGCTGCAATAATCCATGTTATTGGACTTGTCAAAACTGCTAACGCTGCATTAAAAGCCCATGTTGCAGCTGTAGCGACTCCTGCTGCAACAGAATGTGCAAATTCCGCCGCGGTTGCTAATCCCATTTTCGCTGCATGAGCAGTCCATGCTAGAGCTGATTTACCAAGTTCTAAAGCAGTTTTTCCTAGCTGTGCAATTGTTTTACCTGAATTGACCACAAAATCTTTTGCATATAAGGTGTTCAAATAGATTGTTTCAGCAAAACTGACCAACTTATCAAATGTCAATGCTTTAATAGCAAGACCTAGATTCTTAATCCCTCCAACAATCAAAGAGACCTTACTACCTAACAAGCTGAATGCTCCTGCAAGTCCTCCAGCTTGTTCTGCCCATGATAAGAAATTAATCGTTTGCCAAGTTGTTATCAAAGCTACGATAGGTTCTTTGTTTTCTTTACACCAGTCAGAAAAAACGGTGAAACCATCTGCCACTAACTTAATAGCATCTGCCAATAGTCCCAAAGTGGCTAAAAGGCCACCTCCTAATAAATCTGAAATTCCTTCAATACTAACACCGAATACTCCTGATAAAAACTCAGCAAAAGGTTGCCAGGAATTCTCCCAGAGAATCTGAATAATGTCAATTAGCCCATTAAAAGCATTAGCAATAGAGTTAATAGCAGGGGCTACATGTTCATCATAAACACGACTTAAGCCATCGCCAAATTTGTTAACAGACCTTTCAATGCTCTCAAATACAGGCGCAACAGTATCTAATAAACTTTGGAAGATTGATGAAATTTGAGGAGCGCTTGTCACAACGACTTTTTCAAAACCTTTAAACAAACTTCCTGCTAATTTACTACCAACTTCAACAATGGTAGATGTCAAACTCAACAGAGTTGACACAATAGCGCTACCGATACGAACCGCACCAGTTGAGGTAATGACGTCGTAGAAAGCACTAGAAAAGTCCTGAGCGATGTTTCCTACTACCTCTGCAATGTTACCAATATTATCAAACAAAGCGACTAGCGCCCTGGTAATGCGTTCTTTTTGCCTTCCAAGGCCATTTGCAATACTTTCGGCAAGGAAAACACCGATACCTAGCCCGATAGTGGTTATTGAGCCTGTCACTTGCCCTAAAGCATAAGCAATTTTCTCAGCCATTCGGTTAAAGGCATTCACAACCCTTGGGTCAGTGGCGATTTCTCCCATTGTCTTAGCTATTTGGTCTAAGGCAGTCTTAATGCGTTCTATACCTTCTGGTCTAAATGCTGCATCAAAACCTTTCTTGAAGCGGTCAAACAACCCTTTGAGCTTATCTCCAAGACCATCAAAAATGCTCTTGAATTGGTTGTCCATGTCGGTCAACTCGACTTCTGGCAAGATGTCTTTGAAAGGTCCGCCACCGCCTCCCTTTCCTTTACCACCTTTGCCACCGCCTCCAGAACCGCCTGCATCGTCGTCTTTTGGTTTTTGCAAGATGTTAATCTCATCAAATCCCAAAAGACCTAGCAACTCTTTAGCAGCTTTCTTAGCGTTTTTGGCGGAGTCTCCAAGATTGTCAGCAAGTCCTCCTGCTGAATCTCCAGCATCGTCTACTGCGTCAGCAAGGTCTCCTGCTCCACCTGCAGCATCTTTCATGGCGTTACCCATGTCTCCAACTGCTCCACCAACACCATCTTTCACTGTTGCTTTCTTGTTGAACATCAAAGCGATAAACTCAGCGAGTTTAGCCGTCACGTTCTTCAAAACCATAGCAAAAGAGTTCAAGACAGGCATAATGGCATTGATAATCGGTAACATAGAGTTACCAAGGCTCAATGCTGCGTCCTTCATCAGCGACTTAAACAGGCTGATACGACCATTTACAGAATTAGACAAGGTATTCCCATACTTGGCTGTAGCCTGTTCCAGGATAGCCATAAGGCGGATTTGTTGCTGGGTTTGGTAGTCTAATTGTTGCCAGCTTTGTCCGTTTGCGAACTTCTTAAAGGCTTCAGTGGACTCAATCATAGCCACATTGACGTTGATTCCTAGATCTTCTCAATAATGTTATCGCATGGCTTTTTATCCATACTTCTTACAATTTCTTGTAAGTTCGGCATATATTTTCACCTACAACCGAATTGTCTAGGTGCTCACCACTCGTGGGGATATTTTATTCTATACTTTTTGACAAAACAAAAAGCACAGGTTCAATCCCTATGCTCTACGGTGACTAAGCCTTTTTAATTGCTTAGTTTACCTCGGTATCGTCATGTTTTAATTACTTAAAATTTAGAGTTTTACCGATTTTGGTAAGTTCTTAATCCGCCTATTTCTAAGCGGTGCGACAAAAGTCTATCGCTTCCGTATTCCCTAGCAAACCTGAGCGAATCCGCTCCATAACGTCTGTAATCGTGCGCCCTGAGCCTTCAGCGACAACTGCCGACGTCTGCAACATCTTAGCAGTATAAGCGCTTAGCTTGTTGGTGTCTTTGATAAATCCAGAAAATAAGTTTGAGTAGACTGCACCATAGTTAGTAGCCTCGCCCACACCCATATTCATGGCATTAGCGTTATCGTTAACCCATTTTAAGAAAGATTGCGAACTCTCACCCATCTGTCGCTTAATTTGGTTCATAGACGCTGATACTTCAAGAGCTGTCTGCGTTGAATACATCCCAACATCAAGCAATTTCTTACCAAGGATTGCAAAACCAGCAAACTTAGCCAGCTTACCAAACGTACTACCGATTGAATTCGACTGTTCACGAACTTTGGCAGTGGCATTTTTCACTTGGTCAGATGTTCCTTTGACCTGATTCTCGACTTCTTTCATCTTTTTCCTGAAAGGCGCTATCTCAGCGTCAATCATGACTTTCAATTCGTCAAGAGTTGCCATTTACTTCCTCCTTCCTTTTTCGATTATGTCTCTCTGCAAAATCACGCATCCGTTCCTTATGCAACAAAAGTGCTTGTCTTTGTCGTTCTTGTTCTACCGCTTGTTTCTCTTCTACAAACAAATCAGGCGCATATTCCCAAAGCTCAGCAATCTTAGCGTCATTGGACAGTAATAAGGAAACATGATTAGTTATCATTCTCGAAAGTATGTATGAGTCAATAATCTTCTCTTTACGCTCTTGGATTTTGACACGGTTGTAGCTTTCAATCATTTCCCTGATTTCAAGCACCGTTAAATCCCAAAAATCAAGAGGCTTACCCCCGATGTCCAAAAACATAGGGTAAAGCCTCTCAATAATCTGCGTTACCGTTAAGATTACTCGACTACTGTCATTTTCTTCTTGGAAGCTTTCTTGCCCTTGCTTCCTCGTGGAGTAAAACCCGATACTTCAAAGAGTGGCATTAAAACCTCTGTCATGAAGGCTGTTTGGTCTCCGCCGTTATCCACGTATTCATCGTATAGGTCGTAGACATCTTCAAAGGAATACCCATGTTCATACTGCTGCAAGGCTCCATGAACTAACAACAGCATAACTTTCAAAGGCGGTAAAGTGAACTCTTCGCCAGCTTCAGGCATGAAAATCTTTAACAAGTTCATGCCGATTTTTTCTTCCACAGTTGCAGCTTGATGAGATGTCAAACGTAGCTTCAACTCTTTTTCGTCAGTAACTTTCCAAGTTGTGTATTTTAACGCCATTTAATTAACCTCCAATTCCATCAACGAATGTCAATTCAGACTGCAATGCAATCTTAAGTGTGAACTCGATAACGGCATTAACGCCGCCACCGCCCAGTTTAACGGATACTTGACCTTCAAAAGTGACCTTAGTACCGTCTGGGTAGGTTTGTTCAAAGTAGAGTTTTTTCTTGCCATCTGCTGCCTTACGTAATACACGGTAAGGAGCTGTTGCGCTTGAATTATTATAAGCGAACTTGTACTCAAGTTCTCCTGCGTCCCCGATACCAAACTCGTACTTCTTCACCGTATCTGCAAGAGTAGTATTTTCTACTTTTTCGGGCTCGATACCAAATTCAGGTACTTCCTTAAGCCCTACAAGATTCTGATAATTGCCTTTCGTTTCACTAAAGGCCAATTTAATTCCATTTGCTAACATGTTTAATTCTCCATTCTAAATTGAAAAACAAGCTCTGAGTCTAAATCAACGACACCTTCAAAGCGCATGACCTTATGTCTCAAATGAGACGGATCTGGCACGTCTTGGCAGTCGGTTCTTCGCAAACCTAAAGACTCAAAAATCTGATTGATTTTAACAGCTAACTCACTAGTGCTGGTATCATCAAAGATATCCACCTTATAGCGAATAGAGGATTTTTGTTCCTTGTCGTCAAACCAATCACCTGGCTTGTTTTGTTCTTCTAAAAAAATAACGACTGGGAAATTCTCCCAATCGCTAGGATAAGTATCAGTCACATTATCTGCGACCTTTTGCAATTCTTTATAAATAACAGGCTTGATATTGATCATTATATTTGTTCTCTTATCTTTCTACGGACATAATTCGAAATATTCTTAGACACACGCTCTTGATTGTCTCTCAAAGCTGGATAAAGATAAGGCTGAGCAGGTTGACCATACATCTTGTAGAACTCCCCAATCTTTTGAAAGTGGTACGGTCCTACATTGATTTGGTCTTCATGCACATACCACGGACTAGACTTATAAGTGACGCTGACCTCTGGAGAGATACCCGAATGGCTAGCTTGTCCTATTGGCCCTGTCCCAAACTCAACGTAAGGAGCGTATTTAAGATTGGTGTAAACCTCGCCTATAGCCTTATCTCCGTCCATTTTTGCCCTAGTTTTGATACTAGTTATAAGCTCTCCATCTCTCGCTGGTGCGAGTCTTCTTGCATCTGCTTGGACAACCTTTATAGTAGCATTGTGTACCGCACGTAAGACGATATCCTCGCCAGTTTTTTTACTAGCCAATCGTCTACATTTAGCTATAAGCCTATCTGCCCCTAGTAGCCCTGACACGCTCTAACTCCAAAACTTGATGATGTGTGTAGACCTTTTTAGAAATAACCCTGTGAGTCACTTCTGTCTGGCTATCGATACACACACCATCTTTCACTTTGATAGTAGCTGACTTGTTGGCATTTGCGTTCAAAATATCATTGACACGCTCGCCATACAATTCAGACTGTAGTTTACTACTAGCTGGCCACAACTCAAGACGGATTGTCTCAGCTTCCTTGACATATCCTTCTTTTGCGACACCTTCCTCAGTGACAGTCTTTTCAAACCGTCGCATTGGATAAGGTTTCAGTCTACTCTGCTTCAAAAACATGGCCTGCCACCCTTGCTAGTCTATGCATACGTATACGCTGTAAAAGGCCCGTAGACAGACCGTTTTCTCCGTAGACTACTGCTATACCACCTTCGGTCCTTGAATGCTCTCCTTCCGCTCCTGAGCGGTTGTGGAGTTCGATAGCAACCTCAGGTATTAAGAGACTTAAAGCAGGTGTCAAAGATGTTCGATTAGTCTCTGACAAGATAAGATTTGTAGCCCTCGTTTGGAGCAACATGAGAAGCTGAGTATCTTCTTCGCCTGTCATTTTCTTCAGCAACTCTATAGACATATCAATCCTCTTCTAAGAACTCAGGTTCAGGGAGGATTTCCTCAAGAACATCTGAGATAGCGACACCATTGCTGGCAAAATTGTCAGCCAGCTCGGCATAGCGCTCCTCAGTAATCTCAAGTTCCTCTCCTGCCAGTCGTTTCACATTTGATTCCCAATCATAGAAATCTTGTTTGATTTTAAATTTCATAACTCGGACCTATTTCTTACCAGTTTTTTCTTTCCAGTTAGTTGTATCTGTGTCTGGTGCGGTTGCTGAATTAGAAATATCCTTAACCGCTACATAGACTTTATCGGCATGAGTTACTGATTCGCCTTTTTTGTAAGTTGTTCCAGTTTTCCACGCTTTAGCACGGTTTACAACTTTACCTTGTGCTGATTTTTTAGCAGCAGGCTTAGAATCTGCAATTGTGATGATGTATTTCTTGAAGTGTTCAAGAACAAATGCACCAGTGTAAAGCAATTGCTCTACCAATTCGCCAAATCGCCCTGGAATGTTATCGTTGTACTTAGTATTATCTACTTGTACTGGAGATGTAACAACACCTGGAGCAGTAGCAAGGGCATTAACACCTTTCAGGAATTTAGAAGGAACCTTATAGACTGTGTAATCATCCAATTCACCAACATATCCTTTTCCAAGGATTTTCTTATCTGCGTCACCATGTGGTAGACGAACGATTTCAGACTTGATCGCTTTGTAGAAACTTGGAGTGACGAAGAGCAAGCGTTCTTTTGTAATTCCAAGCTCATCAAGTTTCTCAGACACATCAAGAACCGCATTATAAGCGTTGTTCGCTCCTGCTGTTTTACCCATGGCAACATTGTCACTTACGTTTCCAAGTGCTGCACCAAAACGTAGTTCATCAAGATATGGAGCGACTACTTCTGCAGCCTGACGGGCAATAACATAATTGATATTCACTTGACCATTAGAGTCACGTTCGTCCAATTGATCTACGAAACGACCCCAGTATTTTTCTTCATCAAGGGTATAAACCTTTTCTTCAACTTCAACGTGATCAAATTCGTTGTCTTTGTTACGTTTGTAGTCTTTCAACTCTGTTGTGTTACCAGTTGCTACTGTAAAAGAGCGACCTTGCAAGGTTACTGCATCGCTTGATGTCACAAGTGATGTTGAATATGAATTTACTGCAAGTACATCCTCAATAATCCCAAGATGTTTCTTGCGTGATTCTGCTGTGTTTAATTCTTCAAATGCCATTTATTTTTCCTCTTTTCTTTTATTACAAGAAGTCTTTACGCCATTTTTCCGTGACTTCTTGCTGGACTGTTTGTGCATTTTTGATAGGTGCACTACCTTTCATACGTTCAGAGACTCCCTTCTGAACTGACTCTTCCCATGCTTTTTGGATAGAGGTGATAGATTCAGATACCGTCTCTGCGTTTGTCAAATCGACTACATTTACTAACTCAACAGGTAAGTCACGTTCACTTAGCATTGCTTTAGCCTCTGCGGTCGATTCCTTACGAGCAATAGCCTTTTCACGGTCAGCTAGTTCTTGCTCACGCTGATCCAACTGATATTTCTGTTTTTCATCAGCGTTCATCTTAGCAAGCTTCTTAGCTTCGTTTTCCTTGGCTTCTTGCTCAGCTTCCCATTTAGAGCGCTCGGCAGATAGCATCTTACCGATTTCAGCACGAGTGAAAGTTCGTTCGTGCTTTTCTTCCTGCACTGTATCAACATTTTCTTGAGTGTCGACAGTCTCAGTTGATTCAGTAGATACAGTTGCATTGATTTCTTCTGACATAATTGTCCTCCAGCGATTACGTCGCCACTCGATAGTCTCGCTTTACGTCCGGCGACGGAACAGCACAGCTTTTATTGTCATCGGTACAGTTTGGACAATATAAAAACCGTACGGGATTCCATACGGTTAGGGCATAAGAAAACCGCCTCGATTTCGATGCGGTTTATAGTGGTTTATTGCAACAAAAAAGCGCCTAGATTACTATCTAAGCGCAAGATAGGCAGGACTGTCGGGGCTCCTGCATTTCTCGACCCACTATAAATGGCGCGTTGGTGACAGATTCTCAACCTCTATCTTTACCAAGAGTATAGCATTATTTTCCCTTTTTGTAAAGCGTCGACATATTTTTTTCATTCTTTTTAACTTGACGAATCCCCACCTTGTTAAAGTGAATGACTAGCATTTCATCTCGTGGCACCATCACCGCTTCCATAATGACCTTATCTTTGTTAGGTATTTTTACATATGAAATAATTGATTTTTCAACCCTCTCTGAATTATCTAGAATCAAATAAGGTTTTTGAACCGCCTCTTTTATTAACATAAACTCATCTAAGGAGTACTGTTGTCCATGTCTCACTAATGAAGTAGCTAAACTACTAACATCTATATAAGCAGAACTTACTCCTATCAATTTTGCTATATCGCTCGAAAAATTACCTAATTCATATTCAGATTCTAGCAAGTCTACAAGTTGTTCTTTCGATAATCCACCCCTCCCAATTTCATCCCATGCGTTACTAACATCAGAAAACAATTTTGGGGTATTATATCTTGAAACGGTTTTGTCACTTTTCTTATAATCTTGTATTTCATTTTTTACATCTTTCGCAACATACTTGCTATACCACTCTTTATAAGTCATATCGGCAGGCACGTACTCAACTTTACCTGTCTCTGGATTCCTTGCTCTGCGCTTCAACTTGCTGTAGTCTGCGTCCTCATCGTATCCGACAGTAGTAGACCTACACCAAGGGTGCATAGGCGGACAATTGACACCAGGGACAGCCTTATCCCTATCATAGACCTGATTGTCATGCTCCTGACAAATGCGTGATGTACGCTTGTCTAAGACGGCCACAAAGATATACTTCTCTATATCCGCTTCCTCATAGTTGAGTAGCTCCATTTGGTTATGAAAAAAGGCTGATTCTGTCCGAACCAAACGCCTTGCATCGTTCTGCCCCACATTGAACCGCTCAGCAATTGCTTGTGCAGTTTCTCGTGTATCTCGGCCTGTCATAAGACTTATGAGTAATTCATCTTTTATGCTTGATGTAAGCTTCCCTGTATTCTTCCAGATGTTTGTTGAGTACGTACTTCCGTCACCTACCCAACTGAAAGACTGTAGATGTTTAATCTCGCTCTCAGGAAGCCCAGAAAAGCCATATGCTAGTCCTGTCTGCTGTTGTAGGTCAAAGGTAGCCTTGTAGTAACTATCCTTCATCAGGTCGCTATAAAAGGCATCTGAGCCTGTCTTCTCCGAATGATAGATAGATTCACGCATACGATCTAAATCGTCGCTCAAACGCTCTAGGCGCTTCATGCGGAAAGAATAAGCTGGGCTGTCTAAGTCAGCCAGTAGCCTTTGGATATTCGGGTCATTCGGTCTTGCTTCAAGCACCTTACGAAGTTCGTTCAAGTTTTTCTTGTCTTTCATGTTCTTCAAGACTTGTCTAGCATCTACCTGACTTAAACCATAATCCCGTTGGAATTTATCAAAAATCTTATTGATTTCCTTATCCAAGTAAGTCTTGGCTTCCTGATAGACCTTATCGAACTGGTCTGCCTGCTTTTCGGCCTTGTCCATCTGCTGGTAAATCAGATTGGCTTTCCTCTTCGCCCAATACTCCTGATTCTTCATCCTCTACCTCGTCTTCGGGTTTCGTGTTGTCTTTGTTGAACATCGGCATGTCTTCCATGTTCTTCTTTTTCTCTTCTTCCAAGGCTTCCAATTCAGCATCAGGGTCTTCCACAAACGGCAAGAGAGAAATAAGCTTAAATTCCATGGCTACGCCTGATGTATTCCCTGCGAAGTTCTCATCAGTCAAGTTAGGCACATGGCTGAATGTGTAGATATCCTCTTTCAGAGCTGTGCGCAAGATTTCTGTAGCACTTTCATCCAGCGTATTCTTCAAGAACTCAGCTCTTGCACTATCGCCCGGCAATTCCAAAAGACCTTCTTCAGAAAGAATCTTCATCGCTACCTTGGCATCTTCTGGAGTGTCTGCTAACTGTGTGCCATATAAGACAAGGATAGACTCTACTGCCTGCTCCTTGTCATTGACACGATTACCCATCAAGGAATTATAAGCGTCTATCAAGCTAATCTGTTGCTCGTAGTCGCCAATCGCAAAGTGATTGTTGCGATACTCGATAATTGGGATTTGACCAAGGTTGTGAGGTGTTGCCTCCTCGCTCTGAGTTGTTCCTGAATCTGCACTTCTCAGCACCATGTGATAGTGCAGATTTTCTGTAAAGACCTCAGCCTGGTACTTGGTAGTGTCTTTCGTATCGTCTTTTACTTCATAGTAATAGACCGCAAACAAAGGCTTCCGCTCAATACTATCATCGTAGACCATGAAGGTATTTTCTGGATCAATACTAGTTGAATCCAACTCAGTCAAACCCTCTTTAGCATAGATGTACTCGTAAGCACGACCATAGATAGCCATGTTCAAAGCATTCTGAGCATCTACTTGGTCAATCTCAGCACCATCAAAGGCTGTAAGTAGTTCATCGATATCACCGTCAGCAGTATTGTTATACTTGATAGGATTGCCCATAAAATAGCCCGTAGCCATGTCTGCGATATCCTTGGCATGATTAGCTACCGTCTGGTAATTGGGTGCGTTCACGTTGCGTCTCGTGTGTTTTAAGATAGCATGCTTACCCAAGTAGTAGCTTTTAAGCTTCTTCAAATGTGAGCTTTCAGTGTTACGTATCGTTATCAATTTGTAAATCAGGTCTTTCTTCAAAGAACCCTCATCGTATCCATCCCGTGGATAGGTTAAATATTGGTACATGTCTTTCCTCTCTATAGACCATAATCAGAACGTCTGCGGACGGTTGCTTTTCCACCTTCGATACATTGAAGGCTGTAACGCAAAGCGTCCATCAAGTGGTTGTTTTTATCCTCTGGTTTATTCAACCAGTTGCCTTCTTTATCTCGCTGGTAGCAGTAACTATAAAATTCATCCATGATGTTTTTACAATCTGGATGCACATAAATAGCGTATCCTTGCAATTTGGATACGCCTGCCATAATACTATCCTTACCTTTCCGACTCTCTTTAATTCGAGTTATACCATGTTCTGACCTTAATTCCTCAATCAGTCGTAATTCAGCGCTATCAGCAATGATTTGTGAGCGATGATAACCTTTGTCCTTTATCATCTTAGCAACTTCTTTGGTTATAAGACCGACCTTGTACGCCTCATCAAAGACATAAATCTCTTTCGTCGTGTCATTTATCAACGAACAACACAAAGCAGTTGGATCATGAGTAAAACCAAAGTCAAGACCGATACATAACTTATTAGCTAAATCTCGTAGCAATTCATCCTTATCGAAATCCTTGACGGTCACGTTCTCATAGATTAAACCTTCAGCAACTCCCCATTCGCCATCACAAACGATTCTCGCACGTCTGGGGTTCGTATGATACAAATCCTCATAGCGTTTGATATCGACTTCATCCAGCCATTCATTGCATCGATAAGTAGTTGTAGTAGCGAATGTATCAGCTCGGCTAGTCTCTTCATCAAAGAACACACGTTTGAGCCAGTGCCTCTCATTCCACGGGTTAAATGTGACTGTGATTTGTTTAAAGAAATCAGGTACATCCAGGCTACCACGGATTGACTCAACTACTGTACTGAACTTGTCTTCAGTCTCAATTTGATATGCTTCCTCAAACCATGCCCAACAAAGACTGCCGACATCGACCGTGATAGATGTGATTTTGAGTTCATCATCCAAACCACGGAATAGGATTTTTTGACCAGTCGCTTTTATGGTTATTTCAGGCAAAGATTCATTGAATTTAAACAAATGAGTCACACCCAACACATTACACGCCCATTTAAAATCCGTATAAGTTGATTGCTTGTTGGTATTCGAGTATCTACGAATAACAAGCAAGTTGGCCCAGGGATATTTCAAAAGACGGACAACATAATTCAAAGCGGTTGTCTTGGACTTCTTCGAACCACGGGAACCTTTTACAACACGATAAAGATTTCTTGAGCGCCAGAACTGTCCGTATCCAGCTCCTACTGTCTTAGGTAGGTCGATTACAATATCACTTTGTTTAATCTGGTATGTCTGACTCATTTGCAAACACCACCGTCCCAGAAACGGCTGCCTCTACTTTGTCTGTCCAAAGCCTATGACGTCTTCCTAATAGTTCGGCTGCCTTGATTCTGTCTTTTGCTCCAACATTAATATCCGTAATCGTTTGACCCAATTCTCCGATGCTTATCAAAGTCTGTTCTTGTGTCTCTCCTCGCATTACCGAGGTTAGATAACTAAGGACTTCTTGCTGGTCTGCGATTTTTTCAGAATCAAGCTGTTTCAACTGTTCATCTATATAACTTTTAATCTTAGGATTCTTTAGTAACTTATGTCCTTCAACGCCTGCCACTCTATCACTAGAAACACGATAACCTGCTTTCTTATAGGCTTCCGTCGCATTACCTGAGATGATGTACTCATCTGCAAATCTCTTTTGTTTTATTCTCAATCCACTCAATTTTCCATCACCACCTTTCAAACAATCAAAAAAGCCACACGATGTGCGACCTTTTCAAGACCTCTCTCTGCGAATTAAAATCGCAATTGGAACGACAGGATTCGAACCTGCCTACGTTTCAATTCCCTAAACAGGACTTAATCCGTCTACCATGTATCCATTAACTAGCATGAGACTACTGCTTTAAACGAGTGACTTTTGATAACTTATAGTTTATTATCTTGTCCACAAATATTCCTACTTGTATCACTCATGCACGATTGGTTAGACCAATCACTTCTTACATCACAAACTACTAAGCCATTTTTCAATTAACGAAGACTCCGCTAAAAGTCTAAGCTGCTTTACTCTTTGACTTTACTCTCATCCTTGCGAGACTTGAGCAGGCAATCTAATTGCCGAAGTGCACTTTCGTTTACGACGGGCGATGACTTTTGCTTTTTTCGAATTTTTTTCTATCTTGAATAGCCTTAAAATATAAAAATCATCTTTCATCTATCACAGACACGCATCGCCATGTGTTTCATCCTCTTTTGAAGAACAAAATGCACAGCGCCTGCTTGTTATCGATTGTTTTGCGGACAATCAACTCACCTTACATACTTTTGGGAGGCGCCCAATTTTTGTAAGATATGGTATTAAGCTCTTGTTGCACCTCGAACCAAATACCTCTTTCCTCTTATAGACTCGTTTCACAGCCAAACTGCCACGTTTGCATTTCCTCAGCACCTTGCCGTTGGAATCTTTCTGCTTTAACTTCGCCCACCTATTCCAAAACTGAAATAGTTAAGATTACATTGCTTAGATTGACCATTGCTGGCAGGATGTTTGATAGATTTAAAAACATCCTTTTCCTGAGTTACCACAGATTATCTAGGCTAAGCCCTAAAAGTGCAAGGCGACTACAACCTTGCGTGCGTATTAAATTTTGACTTCTTTTTTTATTTTTTGTAGTCATTTAAAACCTCTGAGGGAATCAAACCCTCTAACTTATAACTTATCCGGAATATAAGTAGCTATGCAATCATGCAAGGTCCAGTCGCTCCGCAACCATTTGTAAGTTAATGAGTGATATATGAATGCTAAGCCTGTTGCCTACCCCATTCTGGGACACAAACACTCAACGGCGATGTCCGGAATCGAACCGAAGGAAACATCGGAGAGAAACCACTTACCTGTCACCGCCAAAACGAGACCGAAGCCTCGGAAAAATATAATAAATATAAAGGAGACGCCAATTGACCTATCACTTGACAATACTATTTTACCATGTGAAATAAGCCATTTCCTAGCAATTTACTTGCAAATATCTCCCAAAATTTTACGATAGACAATCAACTTACCTTTTCGATAAGCTTCCGCAAATTCCAAAGCACCTCTACTAAGCATGCGATAGAACTCACTCTCAGAATAGCCTAAGTCCATATAGATAGCCTTATCTGATAATTGGATTTTCATATCCATGTACTTCTTTACGATAACCTGCCGAACGTATGGATCCATAATGCAATTCACTGCTCTTTCAATCTCCAAAACCTCTGCCTCTGCATCCACATGTTCGATAACCATATTCTCAGTAGCTGTGTTCTTGCCAGTAAATGTCTTTGGTTCAAATGAGTAAGTCGTTGTGATTTTAGGCAAATACTCAGCACCTGCCATTCGGACATACGAGCGATAACTCTCTAGAACGTCATAGACATTTTTCTTGGTGAATTGCACGTCAACTCTTTTTAATAACCTCACAACATAGCTCCTTTATGATATAATATTTTTAGCGAACATATCACAAAGGAGTCAGCTATGCTGGCTTTTTTATTGCTTTGTTCCGTTTTTAGGTGTATACTGTATGTATACAAAATAAAGGAGAAACAAATGAATACTGTTAAAACTCGTAAAGTTGGGAACTCTGTCACTGTGACCATTCCGAAAACACTCAATGTTCCAGAAGGTCAGGAAATGTTTGTCTACAAGGGTGTAGACAATGTCATTGTCCTAGCTCCAAAAATTCCAGACCCATTTAGTGGCGACACAGACCTACGCATGGAAGATGACTTTGAGGGGGTGAAATTCCTTGACAGCGAAATATGATTACATTCCAGAAAAACAGGACATCATCTGGATTGACTTCGACCCGTCTGTTGGACGTGAGATTCAGAAACGCCGTCCTGCTATTGTCGTCTCACGTAGAGAGTATTCGGAGCGGACTGGATTTGTGGCTGTATGCCCTATTACACACGGTCAAAGCAGACTAGAAGAACAAGGCCTGCTCGTTCCTGTGCGTTCCAATAAGGTAGATGGCTCTGTCAATCCACTCCAACTCTATACTTTTGACTTTAGAGAGCGCAAGGCTCAAAAAATTACAACCATGGATACAACCAGTTTTCAGAAGGTTGTCCAACTCTACAACTTCATCTTTGAAGCCTAGTCCTTATGGATTGGGCTTTTTAAATCTTTCTCCATCTCCTCAATCAGCCAATCAAGGTTCTTACGTGCTTTCTTCAGGTCTTCAAGGCCGTTTTTCTTTTGAAACCGTAACATATACTTGATTGCGTTGCCCCAAAAGAAAGCAAACGCTCCGAAAAGATTCCCAACGAAGTTATGCACAACATCGATAGCCTCAAGACCGTTTGCACCCTGGTAGTGGCTTAGTTTATTTATATTGTCAATTATTTCTGGGTTCATTATTTATCCTCCGAAAGCTCTGGGTTTTCGTAGATGTTGCCGATGATTTCCTCATCTTCAGTCCACGCATATCCATCTCCCAATCCTTTTAGGTATACAGCAGGCATTCCACCTATGAATGTACCACCATATTCTTTTTCTAAATACACTTCATGGGGACATCCTCTTGTACATTTAACGATGTCACCGATGAATACCTCCTTGCCGTTCTTGTCTCTGAGTCCTGTTGATTGCATGAGTTCGATATCGTCAAAATCATAACAATAGATATCTCTTTCAACTGCTAGACCACTCTCGAAATAGACTTGTTGTGTCACTATTTTTTTGTTTTCGTAGTCAATAGCAAGAATGTCATCTGAAAAAACCATACGTTTTCCTATTTTTACCCACACTCTAAATTTTGGAATCATGCTAACACTCCTTAAATAAACAAACTAGCTAACCATATCAAAAATGCACATGTAATGATTTTTGAAATACTGCTCTTTACCGCATACGAATAATCCTCTTCAGATTCTTTTTTGCTAGATAACACAGGCCAGATGAAAGATAGTAGTGCATCCATCCCTAATGCTTGCCAGACTGTAATTTTACCAACTGGAACAATTGTTGTGATAATCTCATTCCATCCATACTGAACTACAAATGGCGATACAACGATTACAAATACCGCCCCAATAATGATTCCTAGTCTTTTCATTTTATAAATCCTCCTCTACAATTTCTAAAACTTGCTTACCTAAAATCAATTGTGTCTCTAAAATATTTTGCTCATCTTCCATCACTCCACCTCCTCAATCTCAAACCCTTCACAATCAAACACCCAGCCTAAGTCCGCTTCTTTGAGTTGTTTGCGAGTAAATTTTGTAGCTAGTCCGCCCATAGAGAAGAATAGTTTCTTATCCATAGCATTATAATATAGCTGTCTCTTATACACATCTGACGCTGC